TAGCGGATGGCGACACTGTTGATACGATTGCAAAAAACGTAAGAACAGGCAATGTGCACAACATCACAAGGAATCATTCCAGAGCCTTAGTGGTAACGGCAATGACTTCTGTAAGTGCTCAAGCAGATCAAGCCGTGTATGCAGCAAATAAGAACGCTCTGCAGGGTTGGCAATACGTATCTGTCCTGGACAAGTCCACGACGGACATCTGCATCCACCGAGACGGTCAAATTTACCCCGCAGAAGACACCCAGCACCTCCCTCCTGCGCACTACCGCTGCAGGAGTACCACGACTCCTGTCCTGAAAAGTTGGGCAGAGATGGGCACTCTGGAGAACGTGGCCCAAGTCCGAAAGCGCAACCTTTCAAAGCTGACACCGGCTCAGCGAAACTACTATGACGGCATGGTGCCACTGGGTGAGACTTACGATGCTTGGCTCAAACGCCAGCCACGTAATATACAGCTGCGCCACTTAGGCGGTTCCGAGGCTGTTGACTTGTTCAACAAAGGACAACTAGAGGGCAGCGCTTTCAAGACATTTGAAGGAGCGACAGTAGGAATCAGAGGTCTGCGTCAGCTCACAGATTCTGAATACAGCGCACCCAGTGATACAATTCGATTTGCAAATGCCAAGCGTAAGCTCGACTCACTTCATCTAGGCATATCTCGACCTGATGATATACTGAATGACATCAGTATGCAGAAACGCCTGCGTGAATATTACTTGTTACAATCCGGAGAACTTGATGGTACACTTTCCCTTACTAATTATCGAGGCACTCTTCTGGGTAATAAGCGCAGAACTAAACGATCTGTCCTTACACGACCACCCACAGAAGAACAGCTGAAATACAATCCAGTAACAGGTCGTTACGAAGACGTGCGCTTGTATCAACCCAATCTGGATGTATACAACAATCAAGTTTCGCTTTTATTAAAATCGGAGCTACCGGATGGTGATAAAGCTTTCATAGAGAAATTTGTCGGGAGTCTTGACGAATACATGGGAGCTAACGAACGCGCCGCAATTTTGGATAACTTGAGAGTGGTTTTCACAAGGTATCGGAAAAATCCAGAGCCTTGGATTAACTTCAAAGCTGTTGTGCAAGGTCAGATTAAGTTTGATGTGATGAATATATCGGACGCCATTGAGACACAAATAAGACGTGATTCAGACCCTCTTAAGAAATTGTTGCAAGACAACTACATTGACCCTGTACTGGGTGCAACTCAGTTGGATGACTTGAGTAAGAACTTCTTGAGCAATATGAGAGAAAAGAATCGATGGGAAGACAAAGTGGCACCTGATATTGCGTCAGAACTCAAGCCTCTTCTAAATACAGAAATCCCTGTTTACTTGAAGGCATTGATAAGCGACACTGACCTCGACACATTTTACACAAAGTTTGCCCACCGACTCGCCATGGCTGATTCTCCCGACAAAGACCAGCTGGCGATAGCACTCGGGCGTGATCTCTTTAACATGGCAGGTCTGAGCGCCGACAGAAACAAATGGTACAGAGTAGGCGACAAGATTCTCAACTCCAAGCGAGTTGCCAAGTTTTATGAATTGGAATCTTTTGGTGTTCAGAAAAGGCGTATGAAGAGTCGCATGAGTGGTCAGTATTTTGGCCCTTACTATGACACATTCTCATATAACTTACGTATTGTTGATCCAAGGATACAACGCTACTCCCAGTTGACCCGAAAGGTTGATGTGGGGCTGCGTGTACCGAACTCAGCAAACAGACTGCTGTTCCGAGAAGGCTACAAAACTTACTTTGTTAAGAGCAAGCTGGGCTTATATGAGGACACACGCATACCTATTACTTCCACTAACAGCTTCTCGGATTTTCCCGAAGAGTTTATGGACAAGTCAATGGTAGACGCGCTGACTCACGCGGGCAAGACCGAGTATAAAGTTGATAATGACTTCTATGATTTCATCAACAAGCTTCTGTACTTTGAAGACGATAAAGGTAAAGCGAAATACTTCAACAGCTTGAATGAGTATCGCAAGTATATTGCCTCGCGTGGTGACTCTTATGAGCGATTCAAGGCTATGGAGTGGTTGAGGAAAGATGACACTGCGTTTTCCAACAATCCTTTCATTGACCATCGTGCACGAATCTACGATAGAGGCCTGATAGGCCCGCAGAGTGGTGAGACATTCAGGCCATTCCTTAACACCGCCGAAGATTACGCCTTCAGCAAAGACGCATTTGAGAATTTTCAGGATCAGGTGGGTGCTTTCTTGGGTGGGCTTGACGACAAGTTTGAAGGGCGTTTCAGCTCACTGACTATCACAGGTCGCCAGAAAATAGCTGAGAGATTTCGGCCTGATATGATTAAGATTGGCAATCATATGCGCAGGAATAAGCCCGGAGACATTCGCGCTATTCTTGAAATGGATATTGTGCAAAGCATTGACGCGGAAGAGTTGGGGAAGTTTTTCAGGTTTGCCATTGAGACTTCAAAGATAGATGACTTCTTGAAAGAACAAGTGCAACGTTTGCCGACAAAAGGTGAATTGTTTCATGTATCTTTTACACCTCTAGCTAATAAAACACTCAAGCCACGTGTGCCTAAAAACTTTTTTACAAGAGAAGGTGTCGAAGATGCAAAAACGCCAAGAGTTTCTTTTGCACCAACACTGCAGCAAGCTTTGCTAGGATTGTCTACAAATCTTAAAGGTAAGAAATTGTATGTGTACAGGGCACCTGCCGCTACTAGCTACCGCAAAATAACTGCTAAAGAAGTACCTGATGCCGGAATAACAGATGAAGTTTGGGTAACTGAACCTGTCAAAGTTGAAGCGATGGGCGAAGTTCGCGTAACAGGCTACCGTGGTAAAGAAAAGGATCATACCCTTGAATTCCCTTTTGAGCATGAAGGTAAGAAATTTACCACTATCCCCTATACAGAATGGGAGTGGAACGAAGCTGTAAAAGAGCCGTATTCTCTTGAAAACTTAGAAACACTTAATAGCTTCAGGACAGGGTTAGCTCTTGAGCAGGATGCCTCCTCGTCAGGTGCTCAGATCATTGCCCTGACAACCCGCAACAAACAGCTGGCAGAGCTCTCTAACGTAGTTCCTACAAATCAGAAGCGAAGGCTGTACGATGAGATAGCAGCCGCAACGTTCAATGATCCTGCATTCAGGGAGCTCAACAAAAAGTTAGGCTTGACAGAGAAAGACTTACGCAAGGCAGCAAAGGCTTAAATTGGGCCTTTTAAAATCCTGTGAATTCAGGGGACATCTCTTTGAGACAATCCTGAGCCAAGCTCGTTCCGGAAGGAACTTGAAGGTGCAACGACTAGGGCATACCGGCCAGAACGGCAGATGAAGTCCGTAGGGTTCAAGCGAATCCGAAGCGCAGGACACCTAAACAGGTGATGATATAGTCTAATCTGCATGGCGACATGTAGAAGTGCTCTGCCGAGCACCTGTGAGAAATTAATATGAAATGGCTAAGATATCAAGACAGCAAATATTTAATAAGTGAATTTGGCAATGTATATTTAGAGAGTAGAGCAAAGGAAATAGTGCCATTTGAAGGTGGCACTGGTAAGTATCTTATGGTCAACTTGTGGCACAATAACAAAAATCGCTTAATTGCGGTTCATCGGTTAGTGGCTGAGTGTTACATACCAAATCCATTGAACAAGCGCACTGTCAATCATATCGACGGGTGCCGTAAAAACAATTCGGTCGGTAACCTTGAGTGGTCAACTTACTCAGAAAACTTGCAGCATGCAGTAGATACAGGTCTTGCTCAAAGAGGCGAGACAAAGGTGAATGCAAAATTGACGGATGCTATTGTTGCTCAGATAAAACTTGAAATGGTTGCAGGCAAAAGGGACACTTTACTTGCTGACACTCATAACGTGCACAGTGCCACAATTTCTGAAATACGTCGAAAAAGGACTTGGAAGCATGTTCTCCCTGATCTTGAGCTACCTATTTTAAATAAAAAGGTGACTAGGAGTCTTAGAAAAGATGATATTCCAGAAATTCGCAGGCTGTTCAAAGAAGGCCTGAATGATGCAGAAATTGGCAAAGTGTATGGAATGGCAAGAGGCTCTATAAACAGTATCAGGTCTGGAAAGACTTGGAAAAACTACTAAATTAACTAACTCGGCAGAAAACTGAGCAGTTCTAGCGAAGCTGCTTTAATATTAATGCAAAACATGGTAACCCTTTACGGGGCTGGTGAGAAGACCGGCATATTCAATGTCGAAGGCAAGTTGGGTAAGGCTCTCGGAAAAGACGGTGACACATTGGTTGTGAAAGCAGCTGATCGGGATACAGTTCTGAACGAGATCTCTGCCAGAGCAGCCAGATATGATCGTTTTGATCCTGAAATGGCAGCACGTTTGAGGGCACTTCGAACAGACGTTCGAGATGTGTTCAACAAAGGCACAGATCCCGGTGTTGACATAATGGATCAGTTGTGGTTCCTTGACTCTCAGACAAAAGACCTTGTAGAGAAGATGTCACGCAGTTACAACAAAGTAGTCACACCTGATGACTTTAAGACAATCGCAAAGATCATGTCTGCGCAGCTGTCTGAGCAGGTGCCTATACTGAAAGACTTCACGAAATTCTTCGGCAAATTGGCGCAAGCGTATCTCACAAACGCTAAGCCATCTTCAGCTGCGTTTGACTTCAAGGAAATATTTAAAGCGGCGACTGTAGGCAGTGTGAGAAAAAGCACTAAGCTCCCAACTGGTGTGGCTTCCGCTTTAGGGCTTGATCCCAGTAAGTTATATCTCAAAGACTTTGTTGAGAGGCTTCCTTTCTGGAACAAGATGAACGCGATGTCGGAAATCATCTTCGGAAGTGATCCGTCAGGCAATCGCAGAACAGGTACTGTCATATTAAAGCGTAAGTTTCTCGGAAAGACAATCTCAGACGGTGTTGAATTGCTTTACGCCAATAAGCTCCCGAAGAGTTGGACAAATGTGCCTTGGGTGAACTTTGACGGCAAGACAATAGAGCAAAATTTCACACAGTCATTTGAAGAGAAGCTGATGTACCGTGACAAGAACGGTAAGATGATCACCAGCATAGTGCAAGTGAATCAAAAGACTGAGTCTGGATGGTGGGATGTTGCAACAGGTGAGTCAGGCAAGATAAATGATATTGCCGATGCCACAAGAGCCAGGACAGCCTACGCAGTAAACGGCAATCACTCTAATGACGCAGTTATTGTAAAGAAGTTTCATTTATGGGGCAAGAAGAACAATGTCCCAACAAGCACTATACATGACGCATTCTTCGCTAACGCTGCAGTCATGACAAAGGCACGAGAAGGTCTTCGTGAAATATACGCAGAAGTTCTCAAAGACAATGTGATTGAGATGACACTAAAAGAAATGCTAAATCGAGGTCTCCCCAGAGAAGTCTACAACAAGTTCAGGAAAGAAGCTATTGACATAGGTTTGATACCTGTAGCCGGTAGGTCACGCGTGGGTGGAAAATTGCTCACAGATGATGACATACTTAAAGCTTTAGATATTTTAGAGAAAATCCCTGAAGGCTTCACTAAAGACCGCGCTTGGTATGGAGTTGGTTAATAAATAATGCATTAACGTCACTTTCACATAACATTAAACGAACCCGTTAAATTAAAGGAAAGTGTTGACACTTGACGACACTGAGAGAGGACTCTCTGGAGTTCTCGTCTCGTTGTTATTGATTCTTTTGAATCTAAAATAATGAGACTATTCTCCTATGAATATCACATTGGCGGGGCAAATTGCCTCGCTTTTTATGTTAAAGAAGCTGTGCTTCGAAAAATGAGTTGTACTCAGAGGATTTTATGCCAGACCTACCGTTAGATGATGATAAGACAATTGTGCCACCGGTAACACCTCCGGTTGTGCCTCCCGTTGAAATCCCCGCAGATGTTCTGCAGGCGGCAGTAGACGCGGCAATTGCGCCAATGAAAGAAAAGTTGAATGATGCATATGCTAAGCGTGATGCAGCCCTCGCAAAAACTGCTGAACAAGAGCAGGCAATCAAGGAAGCAGAACGCG